TACGCGGAGAGGAGCTTCTGCAGGAACTCGGTCTTGTAGACCTTGTTGGCGGAGTTGCCCTTGCCCTTGCGGTACTGGCAACGCACCGTGCAGACCACCTGCTTGTCGGAGCCGAGCAGGTTCGAGACCTTCTCGATTGCGTCGGCGACGTCGAGACCATCAGCGGTTCCGACCTTGGTTCCAAGGATCGTCGAGAGGTGGCCGCAGAAACGGTTGCGCTCGATCTGAAGGCCGGTGCGACGGCCGTCGGCGGTGACGAGGCCGGCGTTCTCGGGGAAGGTGAAGGGCGCTCCGCCCCAGACCATCGGGTTGTCCGGGTTGGTCTCGTCGTTCAGGAGCTGGTAGCGGAAGCGGAACTCCGTGGCCGGAAGCTCCATCTGCTGGCCCTGGTCGGTGTTGAACCGGTAGGTCGCCTTGTCGTTGATCTCCAGGCCGAGCACGTAGCAGTCGTGCTCCCCCTCGCTGGGCCACTCGCCCAGGCCACCGACGCCGGTGTCCGGGTTGGCGTCTCCGAACGCCTGCTTCTGGGCTGCGAACATTGCGCTGATCTTGCTGCTTGCCATGTCTGACACTCCTGAGGTTTGGCCAGCGTTACGCGCTGGCACTGTTGGTGTTGTAACGACGCACGAACTCGGACCATCCCCCGGTCTCGGGGAGCTCGAACTCGGCGTCCATCTTGACCCGGTGCTTGGTGATGCCGGCGAGGGTCTCCGAATCCACCGAGAAGATGTGGCGCTTGCGCTTCTCGGTGACGACCTTCGGCTTGAGGACGACGGTCTTGCCGTCCTTGACGATCGGCGGCTGGTGGATCTCGCGCTGCTCGGTGACCCAGTCGGAGGAGATCGCGGCGACGGTCTCGAACAGCGGATAGAGCCGCTTGTAGAACCCGTCGGTGATCGTGAGCTCCGGCTTGAAGACGTAGCGGTCGTCGCCCAGGGGGATCTTGGCGTTGACGACGTGGCACACGATGTAGACGCCGTAGCCGTACCGGCGCAGCGTGAGGCACGTGTCGATCACCATGTCGTAGAGCTGGTCCCACGAGCGGCGCCCGTCCATCTCGCGCCAGTCCTTCTTGTCGTTGGACCTGGTGATCCAGTCCTTGAGGAGCGGGATCCAGGTGCCGAGCGAGTCGAAGAACACGGTGGCCGGCCTGGGCTGGTTGTTCTTGGCCAGGCTGCAGAGCAGCTCGATCTTGGCGTTGACGGCCTCCCAGGTGAGGACGAGCGGCTCGTTGTTGACGTCGATCGGCTGGCCCTGGTGGTTGATGCCCGGCCACACGCAGGCCTGCGGGTCCCCGAGCGTGGACGTGCAGTCCATGTTGCAGATCCATGCGTCCGGGTGGCTCTGGATGAACTGGGACTTGCCCTCTCCGGGCAGGCCGCAGATCAGGCCGAAGAGCTTCTCCGGCGGGTGGACCATCTTCACGCCCTGGAATCCAAGGCTGCTGTACCGCTGCTGCGGCAACTTTCCTGCTGCTGTTGTCACGGTCATCTCTTACTCCTGGAAGCCCGGCATCTGCACGTTGCTAAAGACAGACGTGGGTGGCGGGTAGTTGAAGAACTGCTGTCGGTGCTGCGTCATGAACTCGGAAGGCGGCTCGGGATTCGACGGCCTTGCCGGCTCGACCTTGGCCTTGCGGACGGTCGGGCTGGTGATCTCGACCTTGCGCGTGACCCTGTAGTTCATGGCCTTGAGCCATCGGGCCATGCGGTTCTTCGAGACCTTGCACTTGTAGGCCTTGTTGAATCGGGCCACGAGCTGGCCGATGGACTCGACTCCGTCGACGAGGATCATGTCGATCTTCGGCTTGATGATCACGGCGATGTACTCGTCCTCGAACATCAGGTGTGGAGCTCCGGCTCCAGGCTGCTGATGACCCCGTCGAACTCGTGCGGTCCCGGCTCCTCCGCCAGTTCCTCGCCGTCGCGATGCACGGACAGGAACTGCTGCGTCTTCACCAGCGCCGGCCAGTCCTTCGGCTCCGTCAGGTAGAACGGGCTGTACAGCGCCAGCTTCGTCCCCATCCGCAGACCGTCGATGTTCCTCAGGAAGTTGCATGGGTTGGCCTCTTGTGTTGCCAGCTTGTAGATCATGGCAACACGGGAAAGATAGTCGCTGCGCCAATCGTTGTCAAGCATGACGCTTGCATGAGTGTAAGAAATGTTTACGGGCGGGTCGTTGTGGAAATCCGGTGCACGGTCGGCGTATTCCGCCTCGCCCTTGTACCACTGCATGCACCGCTTGGTGTAGTTGTCAAGGGAGGGCTCGCCATGGTACACGCGCTCGGGCTTCTTGCCTGTCCGCTCGTGCAGCTCGGCGAGGCAGTCGGACATGCTGCCGCAGAACGGTTCGAGGTACGGCTGGCCGGCCGTCCACTTGATCACGTACTCGCCCTGGTCCCTGAGGTTGACGGGGGTCCTCATGATGCGGCCCGAGATCCCGGTGCGCTTGCCTTCGGATTCCCAATGGGAGTCCCGGTCGGCCTGCCCGAACCGGATGGACGGCTTGAGGATTGCGACGTGCATCATGCCGCCGAGCGTGGTCTCCGGGGACAGCCCGTACTTCTGGTGCAGGATGCCCCTGTCGTGGAACCACTGCAGGGCATGCAGGTAGTGCTGGGTCTGGAACTCCTCCTTCACCGTGGCCAGCCGGACCAGTGGGGGTGCAGCGGTCGTCTTCGCGTCCACGATCCACAGCTTGCTGGTCTTTCGGTTGAGGAGGAGCAGGTCGAACTGCGCGACCTGGCGGGTGCGGGGGAACCGGTCGTCGACCCAGGTGAGCTTGAGCTCGGAGCCCAGCTTCACGAAGTTGTCGGACAGCAGGTCGAGGGCGGACGACGAGTTGATGCAGGGCAGCTCGCTGAAGGCGTGGTACCAGGCGCGCGCGTACGCCTGGTCGATGCGCTCGTTCTCGATGGCCTCGGCGCGGGCGGACTCGACGATGCGGAGTTCCTTGGCGATCCTGTTGATCTCGGAGAGCCGGGCCTGGCACTGCCGGTTGAAGATCTGCTGGTTGTCCCCCCGGTCGTAGAGGGAGAACAGGATGTGGAAGTAGGACCCGCGCGACAGGGCCTCCGAGTAGGAGAGGGCGGGGATCAGGCCGAGCCGGCGGCGCAGGTAGTAGCCGAAGGGATCGTTGAGGGCGGAGCCGTAGTCCGACGAGCGGATCGACGGGATCCGGGAGATCAGTCCCTCGGTCTCAAGGAATGTGCGGGCGCTGCGGCCACGGTCCGTCGGCAGCGGGGTCGGTTCGATTTCGGGGGGCATCTTGTTCCTGTCCTGTGATCTTGTCCCTGATCTTGACGAGACGGTTGTACACGGATTGCGGGGACTTCAATCCGAGGACCGATGCGATGCGTGTCATGGTGTATCCGTCGTGCCTCAGGCGGATGATGGTCCACTCCTCCTCGCTGAACTCGGGGAGAAGCGAGACTTCCTGGGGCGAGAGGATCGACACCTCTTCACAAACTATATCGGTTGTGATGTTGAGTTTCAAGCGGGGTCCGTCCTCGGTGAAGCGGTACCCGTTGGACGTCCAGTACGTGTAGTGGACCGCACCCCACAGGAAGCCCTTGAGGAACGTGACCACCGTCGACTTCGACGGGTCGTAGACCGTGGTGAGCAGGCGGTTCGACTGGAGGTATGCCTCGGCGAGGATCTCCTCGCGCTCCCACATGGGGAACCAGCGCTTCCGGTGGGCCTCGTTGGCCCAGATCGTCAGGAACCCGAGGTGGTCCCGTGCGTCCCTGCTCCGGTTGATCTCCATCCCATGCTCACTTCTCTCCGCTCACGAACGAAGGCGGCACCAGGTACCAGCCTTCCGGGATGAGGATCTTGTTCTCGGACAGGGTCCATTCACCGGCCACCCGGTGGTACACCTTGATCCTGCTGTCGGGTCCCGTCCGCATCGGGCTGGCCTCCGGGACGAACACCGTCCGGTTCCCGCCGCAGCCAGTCGCGAATGCGATCACCAGCAAGACGCAGACGATCGACGTCAGGATCAGCATCGACCGCCGTCTTCGACTGCGCGATGCGCTTGTCGAGCCAGCCAAGTAGCGCGAGGCAGACCTGTGCGACGATGCGCTCGACCATGTCACTTCTTCACCATGGTCCGGGACACGGTGTACCCGAGCGACGTGAGGACCATCGCGGCGAGGCCGAGCACCTTGGTGCCGGCGCTCTCGGCCGGGAAGATGTCGGCGGCGAACAGGAGTCCGACGATGGATGCGGCCGTGGCCAGCCAGAACTCGGAGGTCTGGTACCCAGGCTTCGGATCAGTGGGGGTGCTCTCGCTCATGGCTTGGTCCTTTCGAGTCGGTCGAGGCGGGCGGCCAGGTCACGCAACCTTTCGTCCATCACCTGGTCCTTCATGGTAAGCCCGATCTGGGTCTTGGCAAGCTCGGAGACGATGGAGGAAAGCTCCTTCACCTGCTCGCTCGTGGTCGCCAGCTGCTGGTCCTTGCGTCCGGTGTACACCAGGATGGTGCCGATGCCGATGCAGATGGCGACGAACTGCGCCCACGACGCCACCAACTGCGAGGTGCGCTTTGAGTCTTCGGTCATGGTTCACCCCAGGAACATGCCCATCAGGAAGAGTTCGATCCGGTGGGCCTGGCTATCACCGTTGGCGGCGATGTTGAGGTTCATGCCCGTCGGCAAGGACCCCAGGACACAGACGATCTCCTCGCAGCCATGGGTCTGGAACTCAAGGCCCATGCCGACGATCGGTTCGGCTTCGTTTCCTGCGTTAACAGGAGCGTACTGCCATGCCGTGCTGCTCAACCCCGAGGTGGTCGCCGTGGAGATCGAGACGTCGTTGGGCAGCTGGTACGTGGTGCCGGTTCCTGCGACGACTCGGCCGAAGCTGCGGGCATCGGTGGCCGCCGCAGCGCCCATGGCTCCGTTGCTCGTGAGGGCGTTGGTGGCGTACGAGGACAGCGGAATCCAGAGGCCCTTGTCCCGGATCGTGTACGAGTTGGTCTGCCGGGTGTATCCGCTGGCCGTCGGGATGTCATCCGGGAACCGGTACATCTTCGGGTTCAGCTTGTTGACGGTCGTGAACCCACGGGTCTGCGGGGTCAGGCCCATCGGCAGGATGAACGGAGCGGTGTAGGCAGCCAAGGATCCGAAAGATGAAATGACATTGGCGCTTCTGACGGCGTAGTACATCGGGAAGATGTAGATGCGGTCGTAGGCGTTGGGCACCTTCACCGGGTAGTAGGCGCCCGTGCCGGTGGAGTTGTCGAAGTCCCTCGACACCCACGGCTTGAATCGATTCGCGTTCAGGGCGTCGCCGGAGAATGCAACGCTGACGTTGGTCTGGGCAGCGACTGTGCCGTTGACGGTTGCGGTGCTGAAGTGGTTGAGAACGAAGGGCTGGGAGGCCAGGGTGGAGATGGCGCCGAATCCCCAGTGGGCGGGTTCAACTGCACGGAATGTCTGAAGCGGTTCGTTCGGCATGGGTGATTGCTCCGTTGATCAGGAGTCTTGCGACTTCCTCCCCCACTGATCGGCGCTGCTCGGGGGTTGCGGCGGGAAGGTAGAGGATCTGGATTCGGCGTTCAAGACAGATGCGGTGAAGGGCGTCGACCACCAGCCACGGGTCCACATCGAGCTGGCTTCTGGCCGTCCTGACCAGGTGGCCGACGGTCCCTTCGAGGATGAGTATCGGATGGGTGCACTCGGATCGCAGCCGGTCGCAGGCCTTGACGAAGCGCTCGCGTCCAGTGGGGGTGAGCAGGTTCGTGAAGAGCTCGGGCAGGTGCTTCTTGCGCTCGATCAGGACCTTGGACTCAAAGCCTTCTAGGGCGTAGTCGCCGGTTGGTAAGCGTTTCTTGGCGACCGTAAGCGAAACGGTGCAGGAGCGCTTGTCCGTCGGGACGTGGGCGTCGTCGAGCATGACCATGTTGGCGGGGAAGATGAGGGGCGTCTTCTCCCGGTCGTCCTGGAGGATGGTCCAGCTGCGCTTCATCCGACCAGGGATTTGGTTTCGCGGTCGACCCGGGACAGGATCTCCTTGATGCGGGACTCGGCGATGCGGAAGGCCGAGGCGATCTCGGGGATGGTGAGGACCCGGGATGCCCGGACGATCTGCTTCTCGATGCGGCCGCCGGGCTTGACGATCGGGTTGGTCGGGGCGCCATGGCGCCGGGCCAGGTCGAACACGCGCTTGCGCGAGAGGCCGACGGCGGAGGCTACCTCGGATGCGTTCTCTCCCCGGTTGAGGAGGCTGATGACTCTGCGGTGGTTGGCTTGCATGGTTCAGGTGTAGATGGTGCGTTCGTAGCGGATCGGCACGGATCGACCCAGCATGGCGCACAGTCTAGCCCAGTATCCCTCTGTTGTCACGTAGGTAAAGGCGTCACGGAACAGGGAGTCGAGGCGCTCGACGGCGGTGTCGCTACGGCAGTCGAAGTAGATGGCGTCGTACACGTTGAGGAACATGAGGATGTCGGGGGATGCGGCGTTGATGGAGGGGAGGGTGCGGTGCAGGTGGTGCTGGATGCAGAGCAGGACGTTGCCGGCCGTACACTGGATGGGCATGTTGACGATCTCGGAGACGTCGTAGGCGTCGCCGCCCATGAACCGGCGGGACTGACCGATGAAGGGCAGCTCGACGTAGCCACGGGCCCGGGTCTCTCGGATCAGGTTCTCCTGCCAGTGCCACAGGCCTGGGCGCGTGGCGGCCCGGGTCTTGACGATGTTCTCGCAGATGGACATCGGTACCACGACGCCGGTCATCTTGAACACCTGGGTCTGCAGGGTGGGGGCGCCCGCGCGGAAGAGGTCGCCGAAGTTGGCGCCCTTGGCGGCCTGGCGGTACACCTTCTTGAAGTCGGGGTTCTCCTTGATGTCGGGGCCGAAGACCTGGACGGCACGGCTGGTGTGCAGGTCGAGGGTCGGGTCCGAACGGAAGGCGGCGAGCAGATCGGCGTCTCCGGAGAGGAGGCCGGCCACGACCATCTCGATCTGGGCCAGGTCGTACCCGACGATGTGGCCGTGGGGCCACCGGCTGCGGTAGTACCGCTTGATCTCGTCGGGGTCGGTCTGGTGCCGGAAGTTCTTGCAGGTGATGCGGCCCTGCAGGGTTCCGCCTTCGCCGCCGGCGCCGTCCTTCGAGGCGGTCGGGGTGACGAACCAGGTGGGATAGGACACCCCCACTGGTGACGAGGGCCGGGGCACGAGGACGGAGGATCTGTTGGAGGGGTCCATCCGCTGGTGCCGGAGCAGCGGGTAGAGGTAGGACGAGAGTAGTTTCTGCAGGGAGGAGTAGGTGCCGAGGAGTTCGAGCTGTTCCCGGTAACCAGTGGGGGTGTCGAAGGACAGGAAGAGCTGGCGGTTGACGTCGTTGACGGCGATCTCGCGCTTGGTTTCGGTGAGCTGGAACAGGGGGTGGGACCGGATGGCGGGGTCCCGGTTGTGCTCGATCCAGCTGCAGGCCGACTGCATCAGGGCCAGTTTGGACTTGGTGCTTCCTGGCCCGGTGAGTACGAGTCCGAGGGCGGCAGCTGAATCTTCAGCATCCCGCATCCGAGACACCACGGATTGTTCGAGGGCGGATAGGCCAGCCCGGTCCATAGGCACTCCCGATTCCGACATGCGGACCACAGTCCAGATCGTGTCCGAGTAGTGCGTGATGCAGCAGGGAGAGAGCTTCGAGGTTCCGGGGTAGTCGGTGCGGATCCGACGGGCGAGCTCGGCGCAGGCGAGCAAGGTGTTGTGGGTGTCGGCTGCGTTGTACCGGTGGAGTTCGGGGTCCCGGGCGTCGTGGTATCTCTTGTCACGGTCGAGTTGCTCCTTTGGATAGGCGTGGGTGCCGAGGATGGGGCCGAGGGCCTTGAGCGAGCGCTCGGGCCGGAGCTCGGAGTGCAGGTAGTTGAGGACCGAGAGGTCGATCAGGGTCTGATGGGAGAGGTGGAAGCGGAGGTCGGGCTGGGATCGGAGGTAGAGGAGGTCGAACTGCAGGTTCATCCCGAGGATGGTGTGGGCGTGGGTGAGCCATCGGGCGAGGTGCCGCCGGTGGGCGGGGATGTGGAGCTGGAAGACGAAGGTGGGGCCGGGACGGAGGTCGGCCAGGTCGCCATCATGATCGGCAACGGTGACGGAAACGGTTTGAACCAGGTCACGGACGGGGCACTGGTCCACGGACACGGATCGGGCGGGGTGGAAGACGGACTGGGCTGGGAGGAGTCGGCCAGTGGGGGTGAATCGGACGATGCCATAGGTCTCGATGTCAAGGGAGATGGTGCGGGGATCGGGGCGGCTGGATGTCGGGGTCGGTGGGGACTGGGGCGCAGCCCCGGACGGTGGAGATGAGGAGTTCAACGTGGTCCTCGACGGTGTGGATCAGGGAGTTGTTGCGGAGGACGGCGGCAGGGTGGAGGGTGGTGAAGACGGGGATGGTGCGGCCGGCGATTTGGTGGGGCTTGCCGTTGCGGGAGATGGCGTCCTTATGGGAGCAGCGCGTCTGGAGGTGGAGGCGGTGGAACTGGACGGCGGCGTCGGCGCCGAGCAGCAGGATGTGGATTTGGGGTGACGGGTGCGCGGCAAGGATGGCATGGAAGTCGGCGGAGTGGTGGGGGAAGCAGGCCTTGTAGTCCTTGGATTTGGCGTCGGGCTCGGGCCCGCAGCGGGCGAGGTAGGTGCCGTAGATGGTACACAGAGTGGAGAGTTCGGCAAGCAGGATCTCGCGGAGCAGGCGACCGGGCTTGCCGACGAACGGCTCGGAGTGGACGTGCTCGTGGTAGCCAGGGGTCGGGCCGATCACGATGAGGACGGGGGCGTCGGGTCCCGGCAATCCCCACCTGGTGGTGGGGACGCCGGGGTTCCGGGGTGCCTGCTCCCAGCGGAGACAGGCACGGCAGTCAGGCTGCGGAGGTAGGAGGTTCATCGTCTTCCTCTTCCTTCGTTAGGTGGGGTTGGCTGGGTCAAAGGAGTCCTCGTGGTGCTGGGTGTCGATCTCGTAGGACTGGATCTGCTTGCCGACGGCGTCGCCGAGGAGGCGGTCGATGTCGTCGTACTTGCCCTCGATGCGGCAGAGCCATGCGTCGCCGACGACCATGTCGATGTGCCAGTCGGAGTGGCGTTCGAGTTCCTCGATGCGGACTCGGAGCCGCTGGTTCTCCGCTTCGAGGTCGATGGGGGGTGGGTTGTCAGGGTTCATTGTCGAGGTCCTCGGTACGGGCACCACGATCGGGACGGGCTACGCAGGCGTCGGGGGTGTCGATGTTGTCCCAGTCGGAGTTGGCCCGGTAGAACCCGATGTAGGAGGGTTCGGATGGGAGGTCGTGCCGGACGAGGAGGTCGCGGAGTTCCTTGTCGAAGGCGATCAGCTTCTCGTGGTGGATGGTGTCGGTGAACGGGGGGAAGGCGAGGCGCACGAGCTGGACGTTGTGGGTCCAGCGGGGTGCGGCCTTGAGCCACGGGTGGTTCTTCTTGGGCTGGTGTGCGGTCATGGGTGCGGGGTGGGGTGGGGGCGGTCGCATCGCCCCCCGGTGCGGTCAGAGGCTGGGCTTGGCGGCGACGACGAGGTTGCTGGCGACGGCACGGGCGACGGAGAGGACGTTGTCGTCGTCGTTGAAGTGGTCGATGATCTTGTCGGCGATCTTGGAGTCGAGGTCGGAGATGTCGAGGTCGTCCTCGATCTTGGACTTGACGGTGTCGGCGATGTCGTTGAGGTCGATGGCGTTCTCGATGGCGGTGTCGAGGCAGCGGGAGAACCAGCGGGCGCCGTCGTCCATCTCGTCGCGGAGGAAGTCGCGGATGCCGTCCTCGGTGAGGTAGTACCTGGTGGCCTCCTCGATGTCCTTGCGGACCACGTCGCCGAGGATGTCGGAGAAGCGGGACTGGGCGTCGGTGTACGGGTGCGTGAGGGCGGAGGAGACGACGCTGAGGATGTGGTCGGGGGACATGACGCGCTTGACCTCTGCGGCTGCGGCCTCGGTGACGGCGGCCCGGAGGATGGATGCGATGGCCGGGTCGGAGATGAAGGCGCGGAAGGCGGAGGCGATGGCGATGTCGGCGACGGTGTTGTCGGTGATGTGGTCCATGGTGTGTCTCGTTAGGAACAGAGGATGGTGATGACGAAGTAGATGAACAGGAAGACGTAGAAGGTGACGGGGTTCAGAAGTCGGAGAGGCTCCTTTCTCACTGGTCTCGGTACTCCTCGGCGTCGAGGCGCTGGTGTTCGCGGATGTCCTTGGCCTCGGTGTCCGGGTCATCGGGCCGGAGGTTGAAGTAGATGTCGCGGAGCGATGCGTAACGGGGGATGTGGGTGACGGCGTGGACTGCGAGCCAGACCGGATCGCAGAGGGAGAGCAGGGTGGCGAGGGCGGCGTCGCAGATGGCCGGCGGCAGGGTGAGGGAGAGGTCGTTGCCCTCGTCGTCGAGGAGGCTGGAGACGAAGGCGGTCTGGCCGTAGTCGAGGGTGACGATGGCCGTGATGGAGGGGCCTGACTCGGGCAAGCAGAGGACGGTGATGGTGCGGTCTCGGCGGGAGTGGTCTTGGATGATGGTTCTCATGAGGTGGCTCCGATGGTGAGGTGGACGGCGCGTTCCCGGGGCGTGATGGCGTGGCCGTGTGGCCGGTAGTTGACGTAGTCGGTGTCGTCCCAGCAGCGGCGGCAGTCGTGGTCGGCGCACGATCCGCCGGTCACGGACTTGGGACAGTCGACGAGGCCGGGCAGGGACTGAGGGATGGAGACGGTGCCGTGGCCGAGGCCGGGGACCACGGGCGGTTCGTCGCCGAAGTTGAGGGCGGACGGACGGACGCAGGCGTTGGGCTTGCGGTGGAGCTTGCGGAGGGCAGGCAACCAGTGGGGGAACAGGTAGGTGCGGGTCGGGAACCAGAAGCGGGTGGCCGGGCAGCGGTCGACGATGGACTGCCACAGGTGGATGGTGGGCAGGGAGTGGAAGTCGCCCGAGTCGTGGACACGGAAGTAGAGGGGCGATTCGAGGTGGAGGAAGCGGACCAGCATGTCGGCGAATGCGGTGGGCTGCGATCGGAGGTAGTCGAAGCGGGCCCATTGCGTGTCGCGGACATTGCGGAACAGGTAGTTGCCCTGCTGGGCGTAGCAGGAGGAGCAGATGGAGTTCGGAGCGCGGTGCTCGGCGGGGCAGGCAGCGTGCTTGCCGGCGGGCAGGGACCACGACCAGCACGACATGGCCGAGGTCCATGTGAGCAGGGCGTAGGACTTGCCGTTGTGGTTGAAGCGGGGTGAGTTCATGGCTGTGGATCCTCGAAGACGACTTCGCCGTAGACCTCGTGGAACTTGTGGTTCCTGATGACGTAGCGGTAGTGCTCGCCCTCCTCGCCGATGAACTGGACCCAATGGTTGCCGGGCAGGGCGGGGGCGATCGACTTGAAGAGTTCGAGCTCGTTGCCGGTCTTGTTGTCGTATTCGATGTCGACGATGGCGCCGTGCATGGTGGCGACGGTGAAGCCGAAGTCCTTGAATACGGCGACAAGGTCGCCGAAATGGAGGTGTCTTGCGAGGGTATCCATGTCGACCCACGAGTACCATCGGGCCTCGCACTTGCCGTCTCGGAAGGATCCTCCGTTCATGGCGGCGTCGTTGGTGAGGAACCCGGTGGAGAGGAGGTGCTTGCAGATGTCGCCGTGGATGGAGGCCGGTATGTAAATGTTGGTGCGGACGATGCGAACGTAGTAGCCCATGCGGTGTCTCGGAGAGGGGTGAAAGAAAGCCCGCCGGTCGCATCGGCGGGTACGAAAGGACCAGTGGGGGTGTCAGTACATCAGGTCGACGTACTCCTCGTGCTCTTCGAGACGGGCGTCGTCGATGGCACGGCAGGTTCCGTCGAGGATGGTGGAGAGACGGGCGGTGCGGCGCTGGGACTCGGCGGGCGAGTCGGTCGTCTTCTCGACCTCGGTGAAGGCGTTGAAGAGGGACCAGAGGGTGGGGTCCTTGAAGCAGGAGTGACCGCCGGCGCCGTCGGGTCGGCGGAACTCGGACCAGACGCGGGGGAGGAGCCGGCCGGTGGTGGCGCCCTTGGTGAGGGCGGTCATGCAGAGGTCGGCTGCATTGCGGCGGACGTCGTCGTCGGTGAGGCCGAGGTTGCAGGTCTTCCAGCGCTCGACCTGCTGCTCGGTGTTCTCGAAGTAGCGGGGGAGCTCGGCGACCTTGTCGATGCACAGGCGGGGGAAGTCCCGGAGGATGAAGGTGGTGTGCTTGCGGGAGAACCGGAGCACGGCATCGGATGCGCCGAATGCGAGGTTGTCGCAGACGAAGACGCGGGAACCGAGTGTGGCCTGTGCTGCGAAGCGGTGGCGGTGGGAGTTGCGGAGCCCGAGGACATGGGCGAAGTCCCCGTTGGGGGATTGGCGGGACAAGGTGATGACGCCGAAGTAGTCCTCTCCGGCCTTGCCCATCAGGCCGTGCTTCTGGTCGGTGATGTCGTAGCCGTGGTAGGCGAGGGCTTCGAGCACCTGGTCGAGGAAGTAGCGGTGCGAGATGGGATGGTGGGTGGAGGTGGGACGGGGGGTCTCGACGTTGGTGATGTCGGCGAGGGTGGCGGAGTAGCCGCCGGCGTGGAGCATGAGGCTCATGGTGTGGTGTCTCCGAAGGGTTTGTTGGGGAACCATATCTGCTGCCCCTTCTTGCAGGCAGAGATGGCGATCGCCTCGCACAGGGCGCATGGCCCGGAGAGGAGGATCTCGAAGTCGAAGTTGTCGCCCTTGTCTTCGAGAACGGAGACAAGGTAGAACGAGGTTGGCGGCATGTCGGGATCGTTCAGTAGCCCGGCACGGTCAGGTGTGAAGATGACGAAGTCGGAGTTGTTGAAGTGTGGCACTGTCCTCCATTATACACGGGTTTGCAAAGGTGTGAAGTGGTGTGCGCCCCATTTGCGGGAGCGCCAGTCGGGGATGACTCGGACGATTTCGTCGGTGTCCTTGAGGATGTCCGACGAGAACCGGGAGTCGCTGCGGGGCAGCAGGATGAACACGGGGCAGTAGCCGGAGGTGATGCCGACCCGGCCTCGGCGGGTGAAGGTGGTGCCGTCGGGGTTGTGGGTGCGGACCTCGATTCGGGGACCCCGGTAGTAGGGTTTGAAGTCGGGGGCGAGCAGGCACTCGTCGAACCTGGCGCCGTGGATTTCACGGAGCAGCCGGAGCGAACCGTGCAGGTGGCTGGTCATATCTGTTCTCCACATTCGTCGCAGGTGATGCCGTCGGGGTAGTCGTCGGTCGAGAAGACCGGGCGGACGGGTTCGTAGTTGGTGTTGGTCAGGTCGTCGGGGAGTTTGTGTTCGTCGAGGGTTGGTGGCTTGCGGGTCTGTCCTTTCGGGGGTTTGGCGCGGATGAGTTCGCCGGTTTCGTCGTAGGCTTGGGCGGTGCAGGCTGGGCAGCAGATGGCGGAGTTGAACGAGTAGCCGATGATTCGAGGCATGGGGTTTAGATTCCGTTGAAGCACGGGGTGCAGATTCCCGTAAGCAGGAGTTCGCGCTGGTCGGCGTTGAGGTTTGGGA